ATTAATTGCTGGTGCAGATATAAAATCTAAATCTATACTAAGTATCTTCATATTCTTCCACCAGTATTAAGCTTCTGTTTAATATATTTAACCTGTTCTTTTGTAAGAATATTCATTGCCTGTTGTGCTTTCTCATTACTATATCCATAATATTTTTTAATTGCATCCAAATCCTCAACCTTACCCTTCTTTAACCAAGGAGCAAATCTCTTTTTCTTTCTCAAAGAATTAAGATAGAAATCATATTGCATCTTAGGATCTAAGTGATGAGATTTATTCATCTCATTAGCAAACAAAACAGAATCAAGAGATCCAGATAAACATTTGTTCACGACAAATGCTGGATACTTAGCAGTGGAATCTTCTTCATAGAGATTCTTCTTATTAAAATTGATTGAATTCAACCAGTCTTTAAGTTCCATAATTAAGTAGAAGTAATTCCTTACGCTCTTGTTGATCATTCATATAATCACCAACAGAACGCATAGTATAAGTATGATCAAATTCAGCAGCATTCCAATCTTTAAATCGATCTCTTACTAACTGACTACTATTATATGATATCAATTGTTTAGTAGGATATTCATCACACCTTTGAGCAAATTCATCATGATCAAATCCTTTATGCATATCACCCTTCTTACCATATAGATTTTGTTTAATATCATAAGGAGGATCAAGGTACATGAAGTGACCTTTATTATCCCAATCCTTTACAAACAATCTTTCATAAGAATGATTAGTAATTATCCAATTCTCAATGATCTTACTATACTCGCCAAGTTTTTCGATTCCTCGAAAGGAGAAGTTGGATTCTGACGCTTGTGGACTGAAAGATGAAGACTCAGTAAGACCACTAAAGGAACACTTGTTAGCAATATAAAAATCCACCGCACGAGAAAAGTCGTCTTTTGATTCATCGTTAACACCATCTTTTGCATTTTTAAATAATTCTCTAGCAGTATCACGATCAGGATTCATATTTTTAATAGACCATAACTTATCCTGCATTGCTGCACCATCATGCTGCAACTGTTGCCAGAAGATAGCAAGTGGTCGATAGAGATCATTTACCCATATAGTTAAATGAGGATACATCTTAGTGACATATAATGCCACAGATCCACCACCTACAAATGGTTCTCTATATTCTTTAAACTTACTTAAGTCTGGAAAATGTTGTGCTAGTTTAGTACAAGCACGAGATTTACCACCTGGATAACGAAGAGGAGTTTTTAAAGATTTCATTTGAAGTCACACTCAACCATAATTTCTGTAAGACATGCAAGAAGATTTATTTCTTGGTCGGCCACAAAAGCGATCTGATACTGATACTTAGCAATAATGAGCACAGCAGCAGCAATGCTAGGACCATTAAGGGTCTGACAAAGACCATCATAAAGACGGCGAAGCAATACAGCAGGATCATTATCCAGATTAGAAACGACCCACTTCCTGACTCCAGGAAAATCTTTCGCACGAAGCGTTTTAATAAGATCATCAACCTTGACATCAGAAAAACTAGCTAGTATAGCACTATCTATTGTGCCACCAACACTATATCTTTGCAATTCATTTAACACTCTCCTCCAATCAGGAAAATGCTTATTAATTAATTGGGCAAGAACTTTCTTGTCAAATTTAATACCTTCCCCTTCAAGAATCCTAACAATCCTATCGAAGAAAGAGACTTGTATCTCTGCCTTCTCCTTGCCGTTGATCGAGAACTCAACCACAGAACACCTGGAGTGTAGCGGTTCAATGATCTTATTTTTATAATTGCAGGTGAAGATAAACCTACAGTTTTTATGGAATGCTTCAATGTTACTCCTCAACAACAACTGTACATCATGTGTCGTGTTGTCTGCCTCGTCAATAATAATAACCTTATGGTTAGATGAAGCAGATAAGGACATAGTAGAAGCAAAGTTCTTTGCTTGTCCTCTAACTGTGTCAAGGAACCTACCTTCATCAGAACCATTAATTAGAATATAATCACATTCCAACTGTTCACAGAGTGCTTTAGCAACTGTAGTCTTACCTACACCTGCTGGTCCTGTTAAGAGAAGATTAGGAATCTCACCCTTATTTAGAAACTGTCTAAAGGTTTCCTTAATGTTACTTGGTAGGATACATTCTTCAATTGTTTTGGGTCTATACTTCTCGACCCAGAGAAAATCACTCTTCATAAGTAGAATCAGGTTCCAATGCTATAAAATAATCTAAATTATAATTATTGTTTGTAAACTTAGCTAGATTTTTCTTAGAAATAACCACATCATAAGAACCAGGAATCAACTTAATGTTCTCAATCTTAAAGTTAAACTCAAAGGTTTGTTCTGTCTTACCAACCACAAGAGTATACTCATTAGAGTTATCATTCTTACGATCAGATACTACTAGAGTAACTTCCTCACCATTACCAACTGCAGAAAGATCTGGCAATTGATATACAGCAGATGCCTTCAATAGTTTTCCAAGTTGAATACTATCTAATTGAAAAGTAACATCCGATGAAGGAAGTTTCATTTGCTTTTCAGGTGGAATAACTATACAATCAGGATCTGCAAAAGCAAACTTAACTTTAGTTGACTTGCCCTCACGAATGATCATATAGGTCTCATTCCTAAGATCCAAATCTGGATCCCTCATGAGATTAACTCCATTTAAGAACTGAGGTAAATCATAGATACCAAAATCTCTCTCAAAATTCTCATCAACATCTGCTTCTGCAAGGATGTTTTTCATCACACTAATAGTGCGAAGTTTAGAACCCTTCTTGACTAGAATGGATTGATTGATCGAGGAGAAGTTCTCCAATAAGTTAATTGTTTTTTCAGAAAGTTTCATATCCATTAGTAGAGTCCTTGTCTAATCCTTCAAAGTGGTATAGAAGTACAGCATAGTGTATTATCTTCTGAATGTCAAGCCTTGTAGTGCCTTTCTTATCATAGCGTGATGCATACTTAAGAATGTTACTACGGCAAAATGCAGATGCATCTCCGACTGCTTCAATAAGATCTAGTGTCTGTACCTTATCGTTATATGCATAATGGGAACTGTATGTTCTTCCAATATACTCCTTGATTTTCTCTAGGATTTTTTCTTCATTATACTTATAATGGACTGGCGGTTTTTCGATTTCCGCTTTCTCCTTGAAGTTGGAGGTGTCGATTGTGACATTTTCGTGGGTGAAGTCGAACTCAGCCCACTTTGAGTGAGACTCTGTACTAAGTCCGACCACATAGTCTTTTTCATTTTCTGATCCCATAGTTGGAAATACCTCGTCTAGTGTTCCGTTGATTGTGTGATAGAGTAAACTCCATGAATTAGTCATTTTTTCTATAGCAAGGTACACCTGCAGGGTCTAACCATTTGGTATACTCTAGATCCTCTATAGCAATGCCAAACTGCATTTGATTATCGCAGTAGTACATATCTTTGTACATGTGACGGTACTCGTCAAACTTTTGAATACGACAATCAGGTTTACCGTTGATCTCTAAGAGACCTTTCTCTACAAAACGATATGGAAATCGCTCATGAATAACTACTGTGTTAGACATAGTTTTCATAAGTCTTAAACTGATCGTAAGCAGCACGGAAGTCATCACGATCTTCTATTGATGCAACTTGTGCTGGTTGTGTAGCAGTGCCACGAAAGATCATAACACCTACTGGTCCTTCTTCATCATCCATTGAAAGGTAGTCAATGGTCGGGGATAGCATAACGCCTTGAGGTCTACTCATAATAATTTGTTTTCAATAAATCTATTATACAAACAAAAAGGGTGCTAGAAACACCCTAGTGGACACTTTATTATCTGTCACTCTCCAGCATTTTTTGTTGCATAAGAGAACCCTGCTTTCTTAGTGAACTCAACCACAGTAGAAAATTTATCTAACATATCTGCCTTATGTGATATTACAAATACATTAGCATCCTTAACAACATACTTTATAATTTTAATAAAGTCATCATTACCAACACCATCTAAAGATGAATCAAATACTTCATCCATAATTAATAGATTAGTATTAGCAGAATTTTTAAACCTAGCTACTTCTCTCCATGTAAAAAGAAGTGCTAGGTCAATTCTCATCTTCTCTCCTTCAGAGAAAGATGAATAAGAAAACTTGTCGTGTATTGGATTCTGTATTGTTTCGCTAAATTCTTCATTCAGATGAAAGTTGATGTAGAAATCCATCATCTGTAGATAACGATTAACTTGTTCATTAATTAAAGGTAGATACTTCTTGATGATTCTACTTTTAACACCACCATCTATTAATAGAGACTGTGCAAAGTCGTTGTAAGATATCTCTTCTTTAATTTTTACAAGTTGATCGAATGTACTACCAAGTTCTCCTTTAAACTTCTCTAACTTCTCATGTTCAGTATTTCTGTTCTGTAGCTTGTTGGCAAGAGTTTGAATCTCTTGTTGTAGATCTCCTGTCTGCTGTTGAAATCCAGAAATTCTAGTATTGTTTTGAGAAATGTCATAAGTTAAGGTTGTAATCTCCTTGGTGAGTGTGGTGAAGTGACGCTCTCTGTTTGTTTCTTCGTTTATCGACTCCTCAAGCTTTTGATAGCCATCTCTGAGTTCCTTTGCCCTAAATTGAGCGTCTTCAATTCTATTTACACGAAACGATTCTTCTATATTCTGGCTGCAAGTTGGGCATACCGTATTGTCTGTGAAAAACTTATGTTCTTTTGTAATCCTTGATACTTTATTAGATATCTTTTGTTTTAAAGACCCTAGTTTTTGCAAGCGTTCTGGAGAATCTTCAACAGTTTTTAATTGTGTGTGAACACTGTTTAAATTATTGCTTAAGGATTCATTATTTTTTAATAATTGATCAATATCTAAAGCAATTGTATTGATTTTTGTTTCCTTTTCTTTGATAGTATTTTTACCTCTTTTATCTAACTCCTCTATAAACTCTTTTTGCATTTTAACCTTATCATTTAAATTATCTTTCTTTAATTCTAAGGTTCTTACAGTCTCTTTATTTTCTCTTAGATTCTCTTTAACAATAGTATTCATTGCTGAGAAAACTTTAATGTCAAGTAAGTCTTCTATAACTTCTCTACGATGAGGACCATTCAATTGCATGAATGGTACAAAGTTGCTACTACCTAATATAACAATCTGAGTAAATGATTTAAAATTTAATTTCAGAATCTGCTCTTCAAGAATCTTTTGATTGATTCTATCGTCAGCTTCTTTATTCCGCATCTCACCATCAATCTCTATATCAAACATATTAGGTTTGATACCACGGCGAACAAGATATTTTCTAGACCCAACAGAGAAATTAATCTCTACAATAGTACCTTTCTCATTAGAAGTATTAATTAATTGTGATTTTGTG